AAGAAGAGTAGAGCCAACAATTGTAACTTGATTTAATTCTTTTGCATAACTGTCACTTGAGTCTGTGTCTTGAAATTTAAATGGCATAGATTCTTGTTTTTCATCGTCAAATAACCAAGTATAATAAAATGAATATGTACCTTCTGTGTAACCTATGCTACCAGCATTTTCAATTAATACTGGACCACTAATATAGAACTTTGGAACATCTGTATTTGCGTTTCCATTTGTTGCATTAATTTGGGTTACTGTAATGCTATAATAGTCATGGCTATCTCCATAAGCTGGAGGTGCGCCTGTTTCAGAAGTTTGCAATCCTTGTTCGCAAACAAGAATATTCCAACCCACTGCTAGCTTAGATACAGGAACTTGCCATTCTCTGTAATTGCTTGAATCTCCACCTAGTTTTATAGTAACAACATTTACCCTATCTAACTCTTCTTGCCAAAAATACACACCAACGGCAACTGATTTTTTATCATTAATTGTATAATTTAAATTAGCAACTGAACCGTCATCTTTAATTTCGTTTGATGCCCCGTTAAAAGCATCGTGGCTCTCTTTTCCGCCCATTATAATATTGTTATTTAAAAACAACGGATATACGTCTTCAGCATTTGCATATGCCCCGCTACTTCCACCTGTATATTTTCTATAATCATCCATTAAGTTAGCAGATTCATTTGGAACTTTTGCAGAATCATGACTGGCGTTAATTGCAGTTCCGTCTGTTTTTACTGACGTTACCCCTGCAACTCCAACTCGTAGATTTACTGCATTATTATCAATTAAACCGCTTCCAATTGCGCCTATATATTGTGCTATATTTGAATTTGGACCAGTGCTATCAGATGCTTTATTTGGAGTGCTAATTAAACAATTTCCAGCACTTGGAGTCGCTGGATATGCGTTTGTATCTATCCAATCGTTTATCGCTTCTGAAGAACCTAGTGAAGAAAATGCAGTTCGATTAATATACCCATACCATCTTCCAAGAGAGTTTAAGTTTTTATCTCCAACTCTTAATATACCATCAGCAGAAAAAAACACAGGCTTAGAACTACCTGCTACTGTTATTTCACTTGCATTCCAACCAGAGCTATCTAAAACATCAATGTTTGTTCCCTGGTCATATAAAAATATTAAAGTTTCAGAACCAGCACTATTGTCTATTTTCGTATCGCTACTCATTACAAATAGCCCATACTTATTTACTATGTCCCCTGTTGTATTTGAGCCTGTAGTGGTCCCAGTATCAAACTGTCCTAAAGTTGTTAACTTGCCAAGGTTGGTAATGCCAGCTTTTATATCTGACGCTTCTTCTTGGGCTATATCTCTAGGGTCGGCGTTAGAATTTAAACCACCGTGAAAATTTTTAATAACATAGGTCTGCTTTGCCATTATTGACTACGAGCTAGAAATGGAGCTAGCGCATTGTTATATTCTGTAAGCAACTCCTGATATTGAGCGCGATGAAGTGTCACTAATTCTGGGTCTTCATCCTCGTTGTAAAACGTTATTGCTCTAAATTTTAATCTTGAGCTAGCACCTAAAACTAAGGCATGTTCTAGCTCGTCAGGAAACTTAGCAACAGCACTATCGTTGTGTTCTATTGTTGGGTTATTCATAGAATAATATCTAGCTGGATTGCTAGAAGAAGGCTCTGGATAAATATATACATCATTATCATTAAACGTCCATCTAGGAGCTTCGTCTGTAGCATAAAAAATACTATGTGGATTTTGTATTTTCCCTTGTAAAGAAGCGTCAATAAAAACGCAAGATATATACAAACTCGTTGTGTCGTCCTCTTCTCTTCTCTCCACTAAAACTATTCTTGAATTTTCTAAATCGGTAGCAATAGGATTGGATGTAACATTAGATGATTTTGTAGCAAATTGAATAAATATATCTGGTCGAACTTTATTAATAATATCTTTTGCAGTATCTTGCAACGCATCTTGTATAGCTTGCTGATTTGCAGTCACATCATCAGAACCCACACTTGTAACAGCTCCAATTATATCTTCAATTCTTTCTTGAAAATTTGCCATTAATCATCTGCTCCTGTAAGATTGTCAATAGAACCATTTCTTGTGGTTACAAATGCCTGCATAGGGTTTGGAACCATATGGGGCATAGGTTCTTTAGCTCGCGAAGTATCAATGTATTCTTGTTCTAGCTTTTTTGCTAATCCCATATGCCCGCTACCAACTTGAAGGTTTCCTCCAAGATTTAAAAAATGACCTAATGTATTATGAATTGCTGCTGGAATTAATTGTTCGGGTAAATCTACTCTGCTAGCTATACTAGCTTTAGGCTCTGGCTTTGCGTAATAATATACTTTTAACGTATTTCCAGAGTCAGGATTCTTTGTTAAATATAACTTATGTGTGTCTTCTTGCCAAAATCCACCGCTAGAATACGCAGTTGTTCCACTAGAAGAATCTACTGCCACAGAAAAACTGTTGGCGTCTACTTTGGTAATCGCAAGTCTTTTACTATTTAAGTGCGATACTTTACTTGCTGTTGTGTAGTGACCTTTTATTTCGCTAAAAATAACATAATCTCCAGTTTCTAAACCGTGAGATGCTGAAGTTACCACGCTTGGAGATGCACTTGTAACTCCTGTTATGGAACCTGTTGAGGTATCTGTTTTTATATAATAACCTATTTTAGAAACATCGTCATCCTCAACGTTAGATATAATTGCAGATTCATCCACAAAAGGAACATCGGCTTGGTCCAACTCAACTTTATAAACTTGACCTGAATAATTGTTTTTAGTAAAAACATACTCTTTCCCGCTAGAACTAAACGATTGAAAGTCTTTTTTACGAAC